AAGGGTCGAGAGAAGTATAATCGTGCAACTGGCAGCGATCTTAAAGCCCCTCAGCCGCAAGGTGGGCCGCGCAAAGATTCGTTCTGCGCCAGAATGGAGGGCAACCCGGGGCCATTGAAAGACGATAAAGGTCGTCCGACCCGGAAAGCCGCATCACTTAAACGTTGGAACTGTCCGGGGTGGTAATAGATGGCATATTCAGGCACCGTTGGCACTACCGTAATCAGCGTTCAGAACCTGATCGACGATAGCGCTCGTGCTTGTGGTAAGCTTGCCGAGGAGCTGACCGTCGAGCAGGTCGTGTCGGCCAAACGCAATCTGTTCTATCTCCTCTCCTCGCTGATCAACAAGGGTATCCAATACTGGGCGATCAACGAGACCGTGATCGGACTCAAAGCGGAGCAGTACACCTACGAACTACCGTTGGGTGCGGTCGACACGCTCAATGTACTTTACCGCACGATGGACCGTCCGAGCGGGAATTACGCGACTTCGGCGGGTGGTGTGGTATTCAACGCGTTCGACGGCGACATCGACACGTACTGCCAGCAGACGTCGGCGAACGGGAACATTTCGGTCAACTACGGCAGCAACAACCCGGTATATATTGGCTCGATCGGTATCCTACCCTTCGTCGCTGGTGGCGGTAGTGCTACGTGGAACATTCGCTACGAGTATTCGGTGGACGGTTCCACGTGGAACACCCTGACTGACCTCGGAGCGGTGGTCGTGTCCGACAATGAGTGGCTCTGGACGAACATCGACCCGGGCGCTAACGTGATCGCATACCGCGCCGTGGCCTCCGGTGGTACCGTCCTTGCGCTCCGCGAGTTCTATCTGGGTAATAATAGCCGCGAGATCCAGATGAGCCGTCTGAACCGCGACGACTACACGAACTTGCCGAACAAGAACTTCACGGCGAATCAGCCCTACCAGTTCTACTTCGAACGCACGATCCCGGTGCCGAAGGTGGTGCTCTGGCCTACGCCCTCGGACCCTTTTATCCAGATGACCGTCTGGTACTCGCGCCAGATCATGGATGTGGGCGATCTGTCGGGCCAGCTCGAAATCCCGGACCGCTGGTATCTCGCCATTGGTAACATGCTTGCGCACCGCATGAGCATGATCCTCCCCACAGTTCCGCTCGACCGAGTTGCATACCTCGAAAAGCAAGCCGACAAGACGTTTAACGAGGCCGAGCAGGAAGAGCGCGACAAATCCCCGATTTACTGGGCTCCGAATATATCCGTGTACACGAGGTGACCCATGCCGGTATTCCTCGACACGATTGGTCAACCCTCACTTGCAATCGGAGTATGCGACCGTTGCAAGATGAAGCGGTATTTCACCGCTTTGATGCCCGACCCGAATTTCCCGGGTTTGCGGGTATGCGACGAGGGGTGTCGCGATCAATTCGACCCCTATCGGTTGCCTGCCCGAAAGACCGAGCGTATTAATCTGCGGTTCCCCCGCCCCGATGTGTCGGTCGCCGACACCAATCAGTATTTGGTCACTGATCCAAATGGCAATTGGCTGATCTCGACCGAGGGCAACACCCAAACGCCTGAGACCAATGGGAATCTCGACACCTTAAAGCCATAATCCATATGTCCTCAGCACAAGTACAAATCTCGCAACTCCCGGCAGCCGGTGCAATCACCGGGGCGGAACTCGTACCGATTGTACAGAACGGCCAGACGGTGCAAACCACTACTGGAGCCATCTCGGCGAGTCCATCACAGACTCAAACGTTTCTGACTCTGAATCTGGAGGCAAGTCTGCCGAACAGCCGGTTCCTGTCTTCGGGCACCGGCGTAGGTCTGGTCGATGGCGGCGCTCAGAGCTTTTATAGAATCACGCTCAACGGCGTTTCCGGTACGCTGGAGACCATGGGTAACGGCTTTGGCGTCAATATCGGTGGAACCATGACCGCAAGGTCTATGGCGGTTTCGGGTGCGGGCCTGTCGATTGCAAACGGCGACGGTCAATCGGGTAACCCAACGCTGTCTTTGGCCGGAACCGTAGCTTCCTTGGCAAGCAGCGGCGGAACGGGCTTCTTGGCGCTTCCGGGTAACGGAACCGTTTCTGGTCGCACCTTGACTGGCACGGCTAACCAGATCGGCATCACCAACCCGAATGGTATTGCTGGGAACCCGACTTTTAGCATCGCAGACAACCCTGTGTTCCCCGGCACTGGGGGAGTTGTGTTCCCCACCGGCAATACGGCTGCACGGCCAGCGTCCCCGACCAACGGAACGCTGCGCTACAACAGCCAGACGAGCGCGTTGGAGGCTTATGTAGCCAGTGGCTGGGGTTCGATCCTGTCTCAGGCCAACATTGGCTTGGGACCTACCCAGATCCCCCAGAACCAAGACTTGGGCGATTTGGCGTATCAAGATGCCGCGAACCTGAACCTTGACGTCAACATCATAGGTAATTTGAGCGTCTCGGGGACCACATTTAGCCGAGTGGTTGTGTACGCTGACGCGACGTCCATTTCCATCAACGCAGACACTACCGACATTGCTACGCAAGCCAACACTCAGGCGGCGGGCACTCTGACCATCAATGCACCATCCGGCACCCCCACAAACGGCCAGAAGCTGATTCTGCGGGTTCGATCTACCAACATCCAGACCCTGTCGTGGAACGCCATCTTCCAAGGCTCTGCGGACATTGCTTTGCCGCCAGCCACATCAGGCGGTGGGTTGTTTGACTACGTGGGCTTTCTCTACAACAGCACCACTGCCAAGTGGCAGATGGTTGCCAAGGTCTTTGGGTTCTGAGGCGCAACATGACCAAGATTGACTTTGAGTTTGACAGCCCATACGGCAAGTACGTTGACGCGATTGTTTTGCTTGACGGCCAAACCATGACGGAGGCCGAGATCGAAGCCATGAAGCAAGATCGTTTCAGCAAGTGGCTTGCCAGTATCACAACACCTCCTGTTGAGGAGTAAGCATGGCTGATCGTTACTGGGTAGGCGGTGCTGGTACTTGGGATGCGACCACCACCACAAACTGGTCTGCAACCTCTGGCGGTGCTGGAGGTTCTTCTGCGCCTACGTCTGTCGATAACGTGTTTTTCAACAGCTTGTCCAACGCTACTGCTTACGCAGTCACGATCGGAACAAACGCGGTAGCGCAAGACATCACGATAGCTGGCCCTCTTGTTGGCAACGTCACGATCACTATGGGGGCCACAGCAGTCATCAACTGTTTTAGTAATTGGAATAACGCCGCCAGCGGGGTTGTGTTCACCACAACGTCTGGTGCGGCCATCAACTTTTCTGCACCCACTACTGGTAAAATCTTTATTACCAACAACGTGGCCATCACCAATACAAACATTGTTTTTACCACCACTTCGGGCGGCTGGACTCTTGGTACTGCAATAACTTGCAACGGTGTGTTTGTAAACGCAGGAACATTCAACACCGGCAATTTTGCCATGACGATCAACAGCATCCAAAGATCAGGGTCGGCAGTTGCAAGTGTTAGTTTAGGAAGCTCGGCAATAGCTTGTAGCGGGACTACCCCGGTAAACCTTTTAGCAACCAATCTAACACTCAGCGCTGGAACATCCACCATTACTTGCACTACAGTAAGCCCAACCTTTACCGGCGGTGCTCAGACTTTCTACAATGTTACCTTTAGCAGCACAGCAACCGGCACAACCACCATCAATGGCGCAAACACGTTCAACGTCTTGACTCAGGCTGCAATAGCTGCGGCTGGACTGCGGTTTGTTACGCTTGGAGCCAACCAAACAATTGCAACACTGACCTTGAGTGCAGGCGCATCAGCGGTTACACGAACCTTTGTCCGAAGCGACGCAATAGGCACTCAGCGCACACTGACTGTTGGCACGCTGACCGCCATATCTGATGTTGACTTCCGGGATATTGTTGCTGCGGGTGCTTCTGCGGCTTCTCCGTGGACTGGTACAAGACTTGGTGATTGCAAAAACAACAGCAACATCACATTCACCGCAGCCGCTACCAAATACTGGAGCACCGTCAACGGGGCAAGCGCAAACTGGTCAAATGTAAATGCGTGGGCTACATCAAGCGGGGGTGTACCTGCTGTAGCCAACTTCCCGTTGGCTCAAGATACTTGCATCATTGATGACTCTGGAGCCACCACAGGCAACGGTCTGCGAACCGGAAACACTGTCACGATTGATGCACTTTGGAACATGGGCACGCTTAACTTTAGCGGTCGCACCGTTGCGTTCAATTGGACGCAGGGTAACAGTGACCCCGTTATTTACGGCGATGTGACTCTCACATCGGCCATGACAATGGTAACCGTCACAGGCACTCCATCGTGGACCTTTGCCAACCAAGGTACGGTTCAGGCCTTGAATTCCGCAGGGATTACCCTTCGCTTGCAAAATTTAATTATTAACTCTCCGGGTGGAGGTGTCAGCTTAACCGCAAATACAGCGGTGGACCTAAGCCCAATCGTTGCACCCAACGTGACAGGTACGGTTACTTTAACGGCTGGCACGTTGAACTTGAGCAACAATGTGTTGACCACTGTTTTGTTCGCCGCTGGCGCAAGCGCAAACACTCTGGCTTTTGGTACAGGCAACATCACACTGACAGGCACAGGCACGATCTTCACAGGTTCGACCACAACCACAGCCACAGGTACGCCACTGGTTATTTGCACTGACAACAGCGCAACAGCAAGGACAATTACCCCCGGCGTAGTAACTGAAGCCAACAGTATTTCATTCAGGATTACTGCTGGCACTGGTAATTTTACAATTACGAACAATCAAGTTGTAAAGGATTTGGATTTTACAGACGGTACAAATCCAACGGGATTTGCAGGTAACTTAGCAAACACCACGTTAACGGTTTACGGAAATTTCAAAGCCTCAACTGGCATGACTAGAACAGCGGGAACAGGCGTATATACATTTGCCGCCACATCTGGCACAAAGACAATCAACACTGCTGGCGTGACGTTTGACAACCCGTTTACTTTCAACGGCGTAGGCGGCACTTGGCGGCTACTGAGCGACGTGGTTGTGGGACCATCGCCAGCAGGTGTGGACTCAACCCGCGCAACAACACTAACCGCTGGCACACTGGATGTGAACGGCTTTACGCTGACAACCGGGACGTTTAGCGGAACAGGCAGCGTGGTTCGTCGGCTTGTGACCAACTCCGTTCCAATTGTAGTTACGGGTAGCGGCGCTACCGTTGTCAACTTTGGAACAACCGGAAGCTATACTGTTGACGTCACCCCCACGTTTAACTTGACCTACTCTGGCGCTGTTGGAACAAGAGCAATTGCGGTTGGAGCGCCTTTTGGTACATACGTTAATGCCCCAAATATAAATGTGGCGGCTGCGGGTGACATAGTCACAACAAGCGGAACAACAACGCTTGGTAGTCTCACTTTTGCAAGTGGATTTACAGGAACATTTGGCAACGCAACCAGAAACATTAACGGTAACCTCACGCTTGTTTCTGGCATGGTTGTGGCTTCTGGCACGCTAACCAACACTTTTGTTGGCACGAGTTCTCAGACCATCACCACCGCAGGTCAAACGCTTGATTTTCCAATTACGTTCAACGGTATTGGTGGCACATGGACGCTTCAAGATGATTTGACTGTTGGGTCTACACGAACCCTCTTACTGTTGGCGGGAACTTTTACCACAAACGGCTATGCTGTGTCCTGTGGGAAATTTGGCACTTCTGCGGCTAATGGAGATCGCACACTTAACCTTGGATCAAGCTCATTCACCTGCTTCGGTTCGACAACAACGTCCGCATCTTGGCAGGTTGCAGATTCGGGATTTTCTTACACCCTCAACGCTGGCACATCCACCATTTACTTGGCCGAGCCATTCACCGGTTTGTCTCAACAGTATTTTTATGGTGGCGGGAAAACGTACAACAATGTGGTGTTCTCCACAACTCAGCCCGGTGGCTTTTACGACAGCAGCACCTTCAACAGCATCAGCAACAGTGCCCAGCCTTTGACTTTGGGTTTTGAGGCGGGATCAACTCAGACAGTCAACAACTTCAATGTCTCCGGCACGGCTGGAAACCTTGTGACCTTGCAAAGCGAAACCCCCGGAACTCAGTGGAACCTCGTCAAAGCCACGGGAAGCAAGGTGGTTGTCAGTTTCTGCTCAATCACGGACTCCAACGTCACTCCGACTCCCGGATACTGGTTTGCGCCAACATCTCAAGGCAACGTGGATGGCGGCAACAATACTGGCTGGAACTTTGGATCTGCTGGCGACAACAGCAGCTTCATGCTTTTAATGTAAGGAAAAAATATGGCACAAATCGGTTTCACCCCTCTTCAGCTTTATCGCACAAGCACCGCTTCAGCTGTCCCGGTAGCAGGAAACCTTGCCGCTGGCGAACTTGCTCTCAACACGACTGACGAGCGCTTGTACTTCAAAAACGCCGCAGGAACAGTCAAGCTGCTGGCGTCGAACACCGGAGCCTTGGGGACCGTTACAAGCGTTGGGGGTACTGGTACTGTCAACGGCATTACACTGACTGGTACGGTCACTTCCTCGGGCAATTTGACCCTTGGTGGTACGCTGTCTGGCGTGAGTCTGACAACTCAGGTTACTGGTACTCTTCCTGTTGCTAACGGCGGAACGGGCATCACCAGCTTGGGCACTGGCGTGGCTACCTTCTTAGGCACTCCATCATCCGCAAACTTGCGTGCAGCATTAACTGATGAAACGGGCACAGGCGTAGCTGTGTTTGGGACGTCCCCAGCAATTACTACCAGCCTGACCACCCCATCAACCACATTTGCTTTGGTGAACACCACAGCGACCACGTTGAATTTCGGTGGCGCTGCTACTACGTTAAGCATTGGCGCTGCTACTGGCACGTTGACGGTAAACAACACCACCCTTGCAGCCAAGGCCATCACTGCATCCACCACACTGAGCGTGACAAACGGCGCTACTATTCAAGGCTTGACTGTTGGTTTGGGCGGCGGCGCAATATCTTCTAATACTGCAGTTGGTTTGAGTGCTTTAGGGGCCAATACCACGGGTGTCGATAATTCTGCTTTAGGTCGAGGAGCGTTGGAATCTAATGTGTCGGGGGCCTATAATACAGCGACAGGAGCAAATTCGTTGGTTTTCAACACTAACGGAGCCTATAACACCTCCAATGGCTACCAAGCACTTTACAACAACACTACAGGCAACTTTAACACAGCCAACGGTGTATCTGCGCTTTCCGGCAACACCACAGGAATAGAAAATACCGCTAACGGCAGCCAAGCGCTTGCCGTTAACACCATCGGTGAATACAACACAGCTATTGGCTCCAATTCGCTTTATGGTAACACTACGGGTAATTACAACACTGGAATTGGTGCTTTCTCGGGTTATAACATTACCACAGGCTCCAACAACGTAATTATTGGCGGCTACACAGGAGCAGCCGCACCTATTTCTGCAACAGGTAGTAACTGGATTGTTTTAAGTGATGGCGCAGGTAATGTGCGCCAAGCAATGGACGCAACGTCTGTTCAATCTCTTACGGGCGCAGCGGTTGTTTACGCCCCAACACCCGCAAGTTTTTCCGGCCTTGCAACGCTGACCAATACTGACTTGCAAACTCAGATTATTGTGGCGACTGGCACGTCATTCACTCTGACCATGCCTTTGGGTTCTGACTTGAACACTTTGGTTAGCTGGGCAGCAGACGACCTTGGGTACGATTTTTCAGTCATCAACACAGCTTCCGGCACGATCACAATGGCTGGGAATACGGGCGTCACAATAGTTGGAAGGGCAACTGTTGCAACCAACATTACTGGGCGATTCCGTATTCGCCGCACCACAGCCAGCACGTACATCATGTACCGTATAGGTTAACCCCAACTCACCTTGGAGAACCCATGAACCTTAACCTCGACCCTAATGAGATCAACTTCATCCTGCAAGTGCTGGGTGAGTTACCATCCAAGACAGGTGCTTGGCCGCTGATCGTAAAGATTAAAGAGCAAGCTGATCCGCAACTTGAGAACCCAACGAGGCAGCATGAACACGATTGACGCAACAGATGCAAGGCTGTCCACCCACGAGGCTGTCTGCGCCCAACGCTACGAGAAGATTAACGAATCGCTCGACGCTGGCAAGAAGCGCATGAAGACCATCGAGGTGTTGCTCTACATCACAATCGGTGCTGTGCTCCTAGGTCCGGGGGTGGCGGCTGAGTTCGTAAAAAAGCTGTTGGGGCTGTAGCCATGCAGGACTGGTTCGTTGCTTTCATTGCAGCGGCCAGTATTGTGATACTGACTGTGTGGACGGCTCGAGCCGTCATTCTCGTTTTAGGGTAGTGTATGTTGGCAGAAATTGCCGCCGCCAATGCGGCCTTTGCAGTTATAAAAGGTGCTCTGGCCAACGGCAAGGAGCTGCACCAGCTTGGCTCTCGGGTCTTCGACTACTTCGACAACAAGGCGAAGATTCAGGAGAACGTCACCAAGAAGGGTGGCGGCTCTGACCTTGAGGAATTCATGGCGCTTGAACAACTCAAGCAACAAGAAGAAGAGTTGCGTGAGCGCATGGTCTACGCTGGCCGTCCGGGGATGTGGGGTGACTGGCAGAAGTTCCAAGCCGCCGCTGCTCGTAAGCGCAGGGAAGACGCAGAAGCAGCAGCTAGAGAAAAGAGGCTCAGGGCTGAACGACTGGCGCAGTTAATTGAGTACATTGCCCTTGGCATGGCGTCTGTGGTTTTGGCTGCGTTGATCATCTACGGCATCGTCTTGTACATGCTGCACTTGCGATGAGCGACAAACCAGAATCCATCGTCGACAAGGTGCTGTCCTATGTGGACTCGCCGTTCAAGCTGTTCGCCATCGTTTTGATGGGTGTGATTACGTTCTCGGGGTATTTCCTGTGGCAGAATCAGGAGTTCATGCGGGACGCCTACAAGGAGTCCAAGAAGCTGCCGGAGATCAATACCGGACGATCTGATGATGTGGGTTCGCTGCTGATGAAGAAGACAGGGGCCACGGTGGTGGCGGTGTTCAAGGTCAACCCACTGTTTAACAGCCGGACGGTGTACCGGGCGTACACCAAGGACGGCAGGGACAAAACCATCGAGGACATCGATGTAGGCCTCTTCAGCCAGAACTCGGCCAATAATGCGGACGTGATCAAGCTGATGACCAACGAGATTCCCTGCGGGGAATACCGCTACGCGCAGTCTGAGGTGGGGTTGTGGTACTTGGAGAAGGGTGTGGGGTACACCTGCCGGGTAAGCGTTCCACCAGATAGTCACAGGTTCGTCGGTCAAATTACGGTGGGCTGGATAGAGCCACCACAGGACACCCAACAGGTGAAATTTATGCTGGAAATCGCCAGTGCAATGTTAACAAAAAGGGGTAATTGATGCTTTCACTCATTTCAACTCTCGGAGGTCTGCTGATCTCCGGCTTGCCCAAGCTGCTGGAATACTTCCAGAACAAGGCTGACCAGAAGCACGAGCTGGCTCTGGCCGCTGTCCAGACCGAGCGTGAACTGGCTCTGGCCGCTGCGGGCTTTGCCGCTCAAGCCAAGGTCGAGGAAATCCGCACCGAGCAGGTGGCGATGGAGACCGACGCCAAGATGACCGAGGCGGCTCTTGCCCACGACGCCAAGGTGCTTGAGAAGGCCTCCACATGGGTCTCCAGCTACGTTGGTACAGTGCGCCCCACGGTGACCTACATCTTCGTGATTGAGCTGGTGCTGATTAACTTCTGCATGGTTTGGTACATGTTCGAAAACCCCGGCCTGATTCAGAGCATTGATGATGTCGTCAAATACTCTGACCTGATCTTTGGTTCTGACGAGATGGCGATGCTGGGCGGCATCATCGGGTTCTGGTTTGGTAGCCGCCAGTGGAGTAAGAAGTGAAACTGAGCAAAGCCGGGGAAGACCTGATGCACCGCTACGAGGGGTGCAGGAACAAACCCTACCTTTGCCCAGCGCACATCTGGACGATTGGCTACGGCCATGTCCTGTACCAAGAGCAGATTAGGTTACCGATGGTTCGGCCACCGGGAAAGACCAAGGCTGACATCCCTATGATTCGCAGCGAGTACCCGCTAAAGCCGGAGGACAACCGTGTCTGGACAAAAGAAGAGATCGACGAATTATTCCGAACTGATGTCGCGGATTTTGAACGGGGTGTTCTTCGACTTGTTCCCGGCGTGGTTAGCCGTCAAGGCAGCTTCGACGCTTTGGTCTCTATATCCTTTAACTTCGGGTTAGGTAACCTCCAGCGGTCCACTATCCGAATGAAGGCCAACCGGGGGGATTGGGAAGGTGCTGCCGACGCATTTCGGGTCTGGACCAAGGGTGGTGGGAAGGTGCTGCCGGGACTGGTCAAGCGCCGGGAAGCTGAACGTACCCTATTCCTGTCTTGACCCTATGGCAAAGCTCTGGTATAATTCGTTAACCCCTTTGAACACCCTCGGGAGATATTCATGACTACCGCAGCGGTAATGACATACGACTCGCTGGTCGAGGACGTCCAAAGCTATCTGGAACGTACCGACGCAGCGACGATAGCCAAGATCCCTCTTTTCATCATGCTCGCCGAGCAGGTGATCGCAGCGGAGATCAAGTTCCTCGGCAATTTGACCGTGAACACGAGCCAGATGGTCGCAAACGCGAATGTGATCGACAAGCCCGCTCGGTGGCACAAGACCGTGTCCATGAATGTGACCGTGGGCGGTAAGCGCCAGCCCATTCTGTCGCGCAAATATGAATACATTCGTAACTATTGGCCCGACCCCGCACAAACGGGTGAGCCACTGTTCTATTGCGACTACGATTACACGCACTGGCTGGTGGGTCCGACGCCAGACGTCGCGTATAATTTCGAAGTGCTTTACTACGAACGTGCTCAACCACTCGATTCGTCGAATCAGACGAACTGGTTTACGATTTATGCGCCTCAAGCGCTTTTGTACGGCACGCTGTTGCAAGCAATGCCTTTCCTTAAAAACGATGATCGCGTTCCTATGTGGAAGGCCGAGTATAGCCAGATTATCGAGGTGCTAAAAGCCGAAGATAAACTCCGGGTCGCTGATCGTCAAGCTATAGCGGTGGATTCATGAGTTACAACAGCCCCTTTACCGGCAACGTCATTCAGCCGACTGACGTCTCGTACCGCTCCATCACCATTGCGGCCAACACCCAACTGGAGTGGCCGATCAATGGCAACGCCACGGATGACTACGCTGCTCGGATCATGGACGTCACGGCCACGACTGCTGGCCTGTCTCTGTTCATGCCTCCGGCAAATCAGACCTCGGTGGGCAATGACGCCATGATCCGCAACGTGGGGGCCAACACCTTCACGGTCAAAGACTTTGCTGGCACGAACACCGTCATCACGATTGCCGCTGGTGAGGCCAAGTACATCTACATCACGGAAAACAACGACGAGCAAGGCACATGGGGCAACATCGCCTTTGGTGTTGGGACATCTGCGGCTGATGCCGCAACCCTTGCTGGCTCCGGCTTGGTGGCATCCAACGCGACCCTGAACCAAAGCCATCCCTTTGCTTCGGTGACGGCTGGGTACACGTTCCTGACCACCGACAGGGCGAAAACCATGGTTTGGACTGGCGGTGCAACAACGGTAACTTTGCCCACTGCCTCCGCAACTGGAAACAACTGGTTTTTCTTGTTCAAGAACAATGGAACCGGAACGGTCACGATGACCCCTGCCAGCGGGAGTATTGACGGCGGCGCGTCTAAGAATTTCGCGCCAAGCGAGTCTGCGTTTATCGTCTCCACTGGCGCTGAGTATGTGACTGTTGGTTACGGCGTGAGCACCCAGTTTGAGTTCGGCGTGTTGACCAAGCCTATTGTCTCTGGAACTTACACCCTGACAGCCAGTGAAGCGGCCAACACGATCCAGATCTACACCGGAACGCTGACGGGAAACGTCACTGTCACCGTTCCCCCGGTGGCTAACTTTTACGTCCTCTCCAACCAGTGCAACGCTGGAGCATTCACTCTGACATTTACCACGGGTGTGCTTGGCTCTATTCCCGCAGTCTTGCCACCGGGTCAAGCAACATTGATCTGTGATGCGACCAACTTGCTGAACGCCAGCACAACATTCCCGGGTGGCGTTTCTGTTAGCTTGATCAGTGGTACTGCTGGGGGACCATCGCTCAGTTTTGGCCTTGAGCCAAGCACTGGTATTTTCCGCCCGGGTGCTGGTCGTTTCGGCGTATCCGTTCTCGGAACTCAAATTTTTGAAGTTGATTCAAACGGCATTGAAGTCACAGGCACTGGCTACTTCAGCGGCGGCATTTCTGGCGGGACATTCTGATGACCAAAAAAGTATTCGCGCTGGATACTAAACCGGGGGTTCAACGGGACGGAACGGTTTTCGACAAGCAGTTCTACGCTGATGGTCGTTGGGTACGATTTCAACGCGGACGCCCACGTAAAATGGGCGGCTACAGGGGGGTTGTTAACGACTTGGCCGGTCCTAGCCGGGGGATCTACGTAAACCCCCAGAACAACTTTAATTACGTCTTCAATGGGCACCGCAACGGTATTCAGGTGCTGCCTATTGACAACAACGGTGTGGGGTCCGGCATCACGAACCTGACACTCAGCGATTTTACCGTTAATGATGATAACCTGTACCAGTTCGATGTGTTCACGGACACACAGGGTGGCGGCGACACATTACTGCTGGCGCACCCGGGCCAGAATCTGAGCGACATCAACAATTCGGTAAACACCCCCGTATTGAGTGGCTCTGTGTCCGGAACCACGATGTCGGCGATCGGTGTATTTACCGACACTGTAGTTCTCAACAACACCACTTCGATGGCGCTTGCGACCACCAATATACTGATCGGCGCGGGCCAGACGGTGACCGGCACGGGCATCCCAGCAAATACGACTGTGGTATCCACGACCCTTGCAGCGCCGGTGCTGAACGCGGTGGCGGTGACTGGTACAGCTGGCCAGCTCTCTTGCACTGCTACTGCCGGTCTATTCGTTGGCCAGACGGTGCGGGTGACTGGCGTCTTAACCGGTACCGCCACTGGTCTAACTTCCGGCGTCACGTATTTCATCATCGCCACCAATTACACGACGACGTTCACGCTGTCGGCTTCCTCCGGCGGTTCCGCTATTGTAACGACAGCTGGCACTACTACCGGTTTGGTGTTCACTCTGGGCCAATACCAGAACGTCGTGATCTCGAACGCTGCTACTGCGACTAGTGCCGCCACGGTAGTGACGTTCGACAACCAAATCGACGTGTCGGGTGGCGTCGTGGTGCTTCACCCTTACGTGTTTGTATACGGCAACAACGGGTTGCTGCGCAATTGCTCTTCGGGTAACTTGTCCGATTGGGTATCGGCTGACGCGAACGCGCAGAACGTGGCGACTGGTAAGATCGTGCAAGGCCTCCCGGTGCGCGGCGGTTCGAATTCCCCGTCCGGTCTTTTCTGGTCGCTCGACTCGCTCATCCGGGTCAGCTACAACCCGACCACGATCAACATTGGGACGACTGCGGTTACGCAATTCTGGCGGTACGACACGGTTTCGAGCCAGTCTTCGATCTTGTCTTCCCAATGCGTTATCGAGTACGACGGCATTTATTACTGGATCGGCACTGACCGATTCTTGCTGTACAACGGTGTCGTGAAGGAAATTCCGAACACGATGAACCAGAACTACTTCTTCGACAACTTGAACTACGCACAGCGCCAGAAGGTGTGGGTAACCAAAGTTCCTCGGTTCGGCGAAGTGTGGTGGTTCTATCCTCGCGGCGACTCCACCGAGTGCAACGACGCGATCATCTACAACGTCCGCGAGAATTGCTGGTACGACGCGGGCACGGCTGTCGGGGCGCGTAGATCCGCTGGATACTTCTCGCAAGTGTTCCGATTCCCTATCGCTGCGGGATGGGAGACGAACGCTGTTGGGGGTATAGCCACTGTTACGCTGGTGAGTGGTGGAGCGGGCTACACTAACGGCACATACTCCTACCTCCCGGTGACCGGCGGCAGCGGTTCCGGTGCGACTGCAACGGTGACTGTTGCTGCTGGCGTGGTCACCTCGTTCGTGATTAAAGACGAGGGTGTTGATTATTTAGTGGGGGACTCGATCGCGGTTAGCAACGCAACGCTAGGCGGCGGTGTCGGTCTTCAGGTGTCGGTCACGATCACCAATTCATTCGTCTCCCTCTGGCAGCATGAAGTGGGCACCGATGCTGTCCTTGGCACTACGAGTGTCGCTATCGAATCGTACTTCGAGACCAATGACCTCGGGTGGGTATCCGGGGGTCCATCGCAGCCCAGTCCAGTGGGCGAGAACAAATGGTTGCACATCGAGCGTGTAGAACCCGATTTTCTGCAGTCGGGCACGATGGAGTGCTACGTAACTGGTCGACCCTTTGCCCAATCCGAGGACAAGATCTCGGATGCGTTCCCATTTGAACCCGGCACTAACAAGATCGATATGCGCGAACAGCGACGCGAACTGCGACTCCTGTTCGTATCGAATGTGGCCGGTGGCGACTACCAAGTCGGGCGCATCATCATCAACGCCGACACTGGCGACGTCCGGGGTTATTAATGTCGGTCGTTTACGATCCCCGTTATCAAACTTGGGATTCATGGGCATCGCTTATGTGCGAGGCGTATGCCACACAGCAGCTTGCAATACCAGATGGGGAAGAGAACTGGAAAGGCTGGGCGGCTGGTTTTAAGGGTATTGATCTGTTCGCGAACGATGCGGTGCCAGACCCTTACGAGTTTGATGATTGGCGGTCGTGGGTGCTGGCGGTAGTTAACCAAGTAAGTACATCGACAGGATAATATGACTGTATCGAACGAACAAATCGCTAGCTTTCTGACCGATAACCCCGGTATGAGCGACTCCACAATTGCGGCAGCTATGGCTCAATATGGGGTGACGCCAGAGCAAATAGCGCAGGTCACAGGCATCGACACAAATGTCGTGCAGTCTCGTTTTGATGCCGCAGCGCAACCAACGGGTGCTTTGTCTCAAGCTGCCGCAGCGCAACCAACGGCGGCGCAAATTGCTAATACCCCCGGTATGGGGTCGCAGGGCATCGGAGTAAATGTCGCGAGTTCTGCACCCGGTGCTCTATCGGGTGTCTTGCCCGCAATGGTTGAAGCCACTGCTGCTCAGCCAGCCTACTTCACCGCAAACCCTGACGTAGCTGCGGAGTACGCAAAAAACTCGCAAGGCATGACGCCTGAGCAATTCGCTACATCTCATTACCAAAACTTCGGTGTCAACGAGGGTCGTGCAGCACCGACCACTGGTGCATTGCAGCAGGCTTCCGCCACCACAACTACACCGAATGCCGCGACAACCACCGGAGCACTGCCGCAGGCCTCGGCCACCACCGCAACAACTGCTGCTGCGCCAACAACTGCTGCTGCTGCTGCGCCAATAACTTACACCCAAGCGCAGGTAAACGACTTGGTAAAAAATGCTGCAAGACAAGCTGGTGGGATGCTGTCTTATGCAGACGTAGTGGCTGGTGGCAAGAATTTAAATATCCCGCAGAGCATGATGGATAGCGCACTGCATTCGGGTGTAATGGGAGGATTCATCACGGGCGCACCAGCGTACAGCGACAGGTACGAAGTACGCACTACACCGGGTGAGTATTTGGGTGACGGGCCTGATATATATAACATTGATTTAGATGGTAATGCCGCAATCAAGTCTTTCTACAGTCCTAGTACCACCCAGTATTTTGATAAAACCACAGGCAGAGAGATCAGTGCCAGAGAGTATCGTCTAGGCACAGGCACAGCAGGTGATACCGACAGGTTAGCTACCCAGATTCTGGCTCAAGGCACAACAGGCCAATGGTCCGGTCAAGGCTTCGGCTCTGCTGCGGCAAACGCAGAAGCCATGGCGTCAAGGTTAACTTCTGTAGGTATCACGAACCTCAAAGATTTTGGTAGAGTTCCGATTCTTGAGCCTATTAATGAAGCTCGTTACTACAACGGGCGTCAAGTTTTTAACACCAAAAATCCACCGCCATTTTTATATGACGCATGGCTCCTAGATCAAGATAAAAACAAAAGACCTGCTGGTGATTACACCATAGAGGCTCGTTATGATGAAATGAACGGGGTAAATTATTACGTATTCAATGAGGTTCCCAAAGACGCCAAAGTTGAATCTGCATATACCGCAACTGTCAATCTAGGGGCTGCAAATGAAGATGGTAGTGGTGGGATTGTGTATGGTAACCGTCCGCTTGACAGCAACGAACTAAATTACGTTGTGAAGAAGGATGGTAAGGCGTATTTGAAGCTCGGAGAGACTTACGGCAATAAAAAAACTGGCGTAGCACTTCCTGCTGAATACGACAGGGCTGGCGGCAATATCTGGGGCGGCACATTTGCTGGAGATGGCTCTACAGGCTACGGGGTTCAGTTCGGCGCGGATGGTACGCCCTACTTCTACACAGCATACGGTGGATCGACCAATACGCTAAAACAGATCATGCAGGACATTGGTCCAATCGGCAATATTGCTTTTGCAATTGCGACAGGTGGGCTGTCCATCCCGCAGCAGATCGCAGCGCAAGCAGCATTTTCTTTGGCGCAAGGCGGTGACATCGAAGACATAATCAAAAACATCGCCGTCAGCACCATCCTACAGGGTATCCCGGGTTCCGATCTCATTAAAGAGGGCGCGGGGTATCTCAACACAATTGACACCAGCGGGATTCTTGGTAACGCATTCAAGGGTGCAGCCACGTCCGCAGCAAAAGCGGCTTTGACAGACAAAGACATCGGCGATGCGATTGTGTCCGGTGCTGTTGGTGGGGGTACCGCAGGGGCCATTGACTTTATAGGCAATAGCATTCCGGGGTTCTCGGAAGACTTGACAGCAGCGCAGCAGAAAATGGTCAAGAACGCCATAAGCGGCGTGATATCGGGCAAGCCTCTGGATCAGGTGCTGATCAACACCGCCATCTCTGCGGGTAAAGCAGCCATTGCAGGTGCCAAAGACAGTGGGGGCGGCATCACGAACCGCGTACCCGACGACATGACTGAGGCCGGTTATACCGCGTTCATCGCGGCCAAAAACGCCGGTGCTTCCGATGAAGAAGCCATGGCTGCTGCGGACGCTATCACTGTGGGATCAGGCACGGTTAACTTGCCATCTGGCGTTCAAACGGCATCCACTGAAGGTGGCTTGCCAATTCGTGTGGAGGGCTCAGGAATGCCCATCTATGCGGAAGATGCAAAAGCGACAAGTGTTCGTCCCCCCGCCGGTTACACGCTTGCGTCAAAAAATGATCCCGTAATGAATGAGACTGCTCGTTACGACGATGATGACAAAATGCTGCCCAAGTCTGATGGCACATACTACGATGCTACGCAAAATGCGTGGTTTAAACCCACTGGTGAGTTCGACGCTGCCACGAATGTGGGAGATCTCTCGGATTCGCTCGATGAAACCCAAGCCAACTTGACCGATGCAGACCTGTCGGCGATTCGTGGTGACGATAACGACCCCGGAGTACCCGGTGAGTCCGGACAACCCAGTGAGTCCGGACAACCCAGTGAGTCCGGACAACCCAGTGAGTCCGGACAACCCGGTGAGCCCAGTGAGCCCGGTGAGCCCGGTGATGTGACCGATCTTGGTGAAATTGAAATCGTAGATACCCGCGAACCCGGCAGTGACGGCCCCGGTGCGCCCGAAGAACCCAGTGATGTGACCGATCTCGGTGAATTGGAAATCGTAGATACCCGCGAACCTGCGGAGACTGACACAGAGACTGGTGCAGAGACCGATTTGGTGATTGATGCCGTCACTGGCGAAGTCGTGACACGGAAAGAAGTGGAGAGACGCAGAGCGATTCGGGCCAAGGGGCGACAGTCCCAATCCCGGACGCGGTCTTCTGGTGTGCCTACTAGCACCGCCGGTACTACACCGCCTTACGACCCCGGTGATGTTTCGGAGACTTGGCTCGGTGGTCAATTCCGCAATATCGCACCTCTTGCAGCCTTCGCCGGTCTGCTCCCGGAGAATAACCCTATGTTTCAAGAACAAGAATCCCTCTCTGCTTTGCGCCGAGCCTCCGGAGTTGAGGACAGGACCGAAAAGCCCACATCCGACTACTTCTCCTACGGCTCCGAGCCCTCGGTCGCTTCGGTACTCGCCCCGTACAAACGCGGAGGGGGTGTACAGGACCCCACCAGCAGTGGTAAAATAATGGTTTCTCCACTTCAAGCGGCGTCAGGCGGCGATGTTGAACACAAAGGTTCCCACTACGTGCAGGGTGCCGGTGGGGGTCAAGACGACCTCATTCCGGCCAAGCTTGCCGATGGTGAGTATGTGTTCGACGCCGAAATCGTCGCGGCACTGGGCGATGGATCGAACAAGGAAGGGGCGCGAAAGCTCGATGAATTCCGAGAGGCAATTCGTCAGCACAAACGCTCGGGGTCCATTAAAACTATCCCGCCCAAGGCTAAATCTCCACTGGCGTACATGAAAGGCATCAAATGAGCTTGACCCAAGGTGATCCACTACCGAATATTGACACCACCAAAACGGTAGAAACTACCGGCCCGGATTGGTACAACACATACCTCGAAGGTCTAGCCAAACCGGGTACGGACCTGCTGAAGAAAACCGGCTCGGAGCTGATCGAGCCGATGTCCGATCTGCAGCAAGGCGTGCTCGATACAGCCGAGACCGAGCTGGATGAGTACACCGACACGATGACTGATGCCGTCACCACCGCAGAAAATGCTGCTAAAGGCATCACGCCGGAGCTGATTCAGTCGTTCATGAACCCGTACACAGGTGCGGTGACGGACGAGATGGCGCGACTGCAGCAGCAAAATATGCAGCGCAACTTTCTCCCGTCGCTCAAGGCCGCGTTTGGCAATACCGGGGCCTCCGGCAGCTCGCGCATGATGAGCGCGTTGGGCCAGATGGGCGCGGACGCTCAAGCGAACTTGCTGGGGCAGCAGTCGAAAGCGATGGGTGAAGGCTATGCATCGGCACTGAAAGCTGCAACGGATCAAGCAGGGCTGTACCGCAACGCAGCCGAGACTCAACGTGGGATCGCGGTGTCGGAACTCGACACGAAGCTGAAAGAGCTGGAACGCCTGTATAACCTCGGCAGCGAAGAGCAGAAGCTTGCTCAAGCGGAAATCATGGCCCCGCTAACGGTGGCCAAGAGTGCAGCCGACGTATATTCGAACCTCAAGGTTCCGTCCACAGTGTCGGAAGAAGCGAGTGCTCCTATTCCCGGTGCCTACTCGTCCTCACCACTCTCGCAGGTCGCGGGCCTCGGCGCATTGTTCGCCTCGGGTCAAGGTGGTACGAGCGCCGCATCCGGTGTTCTCGATGCGCTGTTCGGGAAAGGTTACTCGGAAAGCGGTAAAGGTGTGCTTGAATGGCTGAAGGGCTTGGGCGGGCCAACCGGAGGTGGCGTGACCGAAGGTGGGTCAAACGAGGGTGGGTACGCCGGGGATCCTTCGAACTATGGTAACGACACCATTGATTACACCGATGACACACGCACACAGGAAGAAATCGACCTCTCGGACTCGCTTGGCGACTTCGGGGGTTAAGGAGCGACTATGTCTGAAGAAACGCAAGCCGCAGAATCGGGTTACAGTCCACTGCTGGCGCAGATGTTGAAGGTAGACCCCGAGAAGATCGGGTCAGTCTCGCTTTCCGCTCTGGGTCGTCAAGCGATGGGGTCCGAGACCGAGGAGTACAAACGTGCCCTAGCCGAGGTGGCTGCGGCACGCGAAACGATGCGGGCAGCACTCGATAACCGTAAAGGTCGAGTCGACCCCTCAATGCTGGCGCTGGCGCAAGGCTTTCTCGCACCAACCCGCACGGGCTCCTTCGGCGAATCGCTCGGAACTGCGGTGGGTGCCTACAGCAAAGCACAAGAGGGTGAAGACAACCGTAGAGCGCAACTGGCGAAGATGCGCTACGAACTGGCGAACGCGCAACTGGGCGAAGAGCGGGAAGCGGCCAAGCTCGGCCTCTCGATCGCTGGGAAGCTCTCCCCCAAGATGACCGCGTACCAGTTGCAGGTGCAAGCGGAAGGTATCGATCCACGGTCACCACAAGGTATCAACCGTATTAAAGAACTGCTGGCGCTGGACAAATCGACGCCGGAGATGAAAGCATTCGCGGCACAGTCCGGGTTGTCGATGGTCGACCCCACATTCGCCGCCAAGTTCAAGATGTTCGAGGACACCAAATCGTTGCGCGACGTGGCCGCACGACTGGGTCTCGACGTCAACGATCCGACGCAACGCCAGCGGGTGCAGCAAGAGATGCAGCGAGATGCATTCCGTACGCAAAATCCGGAACTTGCCAAGGCTCTGCAGCGCTTTGGTGGCGATCCACTGAAGCCCGAAGATCTGGCTCGTGCACAGCGTGAATTGCAGACCGACGTGAATCTGGAGCGCACGGGCAAGAAGACAACGATCGCGCAACAGAACGCGCAGACCATACGGACGAAGCAAGAGATCGATGACCACATTCGCCGGGGTGACGTTGACGCCATCGCGGGTAAGGCTGTCGAGGTGGGTGTGCCACTGGACCCCAAGTCCGCGTATGCCGGTATGAACAAGGTCGAAGCGGCCAAAAAGCGCGAAGCTCTGTCGAAGGAAGCGAACAAGTACATCAACGAAACCATCGCGCCGTTGGTGGCGGGTGCCGACGCCGATATCCTCGATTTGCAACGAGCGCTGAAGCTCAACTCCGAGATTAGCACCGGGTATACCTACGGTCTCGGCATGGGCATTGGCGATGTGGCGAAGCTGACCTCCGGCGACCGCGCCAAGATCTCCGAATTCGACTCGCTTGCTGCGAAGGCCGCGAAGATGAACCGCATCCCGGGCGATTCCAACGTGTCGAACGCTGACATGAAGTGGATGGCGCTGGGGACGTTCAGTTCGGACAAATCGCCGTCAACCAACAAGAACATCATTGAGTTCAACTTGGCACAGCGCCAGCGCGACCGGGATTTCAATTCGTACCTGCAGAACTACGCAGCCGTGAACGGTGCGATTACACCCCACGCGCAAGCACAGTGGCGCAAATACTTGGAAGCGAACCCGATTACGACTCGCGACGAAAAGGGTACGATTAAGATCAACCCTAGCCGGATGACGTACCAGCAATACTTCTCAATGCCCCGCGTTAAAGTCGACGCCCAAGGAAGGGAACAGCAATGACCATCGAGCGAGTGATTAACGGCACGGTCTATGAATTCCC